GATCCAGAAACCCTGGAGACGGAACGGATCACGGTGATCGTGGAGAACCCAATTCTCCCCGAAGCCCGTATGTCCCGGATTGTCCCCTCGGAATCGCTGGGAGATACGCACGACATGTTAGTCAATTTCATGGCTGCGACAACAAAGGCACTAGTCGCGTTGGATCGAAAGATAGACGCACTGGCGCCATCTTCAATGGTGCTGGAGAGCATCACGGAGGAAGTTGCGGGGGACTCGAAGCCGGAACCGAAACCGGAAGTCGACCTGCTAGACAAAATCAAGCAGGACGCAAACTTGGAGGAGCAGTTGGAAAAGACTGTGGAGTCGTTGACGGGGAAACCCAGGAGACAATTTCGCAAGAAAGCCTTGGCTGCAATCTCGATTCAGCTCGAGTCGCTCACGAAAATGAGGGACTCGCTGACTCCAGCGCCTCCAAACGTGACAAATCCGAAGCCCCCCCCCGAGAAGAAGACTACACCACCGTTACCTACTGTGGCAAGTCCTTCCGGGTCATCGAAGAAAGGTGGAAATCCTTCCGCGAAATCCCAGAAGAAATCATCAGATCAATCAAAAACTTCTGCGGCGGCGGGGGCTTCTCCGGAAATGTCAAAGATGGTGGATCTCCTCTCTCAGATCTTGAAGAACACGGCCACTCAACAATCAGAGCCTTTGCCTCCAGCAAGGACCCAGATCAGACCGTGCCCAACCTCTTCAGAGATCACTTCGGAGCAGGATATTACCTCCCAGACCCCACAGCAGAAACCATCCTCAGAACAACCAACCACAACGCCAGCAAGCCAAGAGCTGAGCCGTTCCCAAACGGCTTGGAGCACGGTAGGCCGTGGGAGGGGCAGAAGAGCGTTGGAGGCGGGTCAGCAGAACTTGCGGACCGAGGTCTGAAACTCTTGAATTACAAGCTTGAGTCGAAAACATCAGATGAATTCATGAAACTAGCCGAACAGGCTTTTATCGCATTCTCTGAGGTGAAGTATGACTCGCACCCTGGATTCCCATATGCATCGCGTTTTGCTGACAAGAAGGCAATGCTTATGTGTACGACAATTTTCGACGGATTTACAGCCCGTCAGATTGTTGCTTACACGGCAGCTATGCAGATATTGTTCATGAATGCTTTGCACCCAGAAGATTTCAAGAGCCTGTTGGAGAATCACCATGTTTGGCTTCTTACCGAGAGGTTGGTGGAAGTCAAACGGCCGTTTATCAAAAACGAACCAAACCCAGACCGAAAGGTCAACCAGGAGGGCCTCAAGGTCCCACGATCAGTCATTGGAGTCTCAGTGGTGGAGGAGATGCGCGTTCGCGTGCTTTTCCCTTACGAGGCTCCACCAATTGGTGAGTCTCATTCCTTCATAGGATGGGGCAACACCCGGTTGGATCACGCTGAGGCTCTCCACAAGATGTTGGTCCAGGAAGATGCCAGAGTCCCTGGACGCAAGCTCATCGGTACGGATGTCAAGAACTATGAGGCTTCAATGAGTCTCCGTTCGTATCTATGGTTTGCAATGTCGATGTCTATCTTGTCAGGTAATTGCTACGCCAATTTCAACGCGTTTACTAACACCTGTCAGGACCATGCCTTTGCTATGTACATCATTGCAGGTAGGCTCTATCGCGCTAAGGTTCCCGGGACTACGGTCTCCGGTTCTTTGCTCACGTCTCTCATCAACTCATTCATTCGGATTGTCTGCGCGCTTCGCGTCGGATCAGTCCCATTTGTGAACGGGGACGACGCGATCGAGTTTACAGAGGTCGAGTCGGACGAGCTTATCGAAAGGTATGCAGAGTTCGGTTTGACTGCTCGAGACCCAGAAGAGTACGACCCATATCATTTCAGTTTTTGTTCATTCTCGTACGATATGACGGGAATTCAACCGAAGTATTCGTATGAGAATTTGTTCAAGCATGTTATTGGTCAAGCGGTTCAGAGAACGCACCCCGACGTTGTGTTGGCTTCATTGTCAACTCTTAACAGCCAGCCGAGCGCTGAGTCATACGAAGTCATCACGAAGTATGCTGAGATGCTCAGAGAGGAAGTTATGACCGAGGAAATGTACCACAACCTTTGGTGCCCAGACGGCGAGATCGTTTACGAGTGAAGCCCTACACACATACGTGTGGAGGGTAGCTTCGAATGCCACACGTATGACTCGCAAGACGGGCATGCAGCCGAAAGGCAACAAATCTAAGCCGCCCAAGCGTGGGCGCAAACAACAACAGCGAAGCGTCATCCCGGTGATTTCCGGCAGAGGCGCATATTCATGGGGTGATTTTAAGAACACCATGCATGGATTGGCCAAGCAAATACCTAAAGGCACCTTTAGTAACATAGGAGGTGCAATTGGGGGGGCGTTTGGTCAGCCAGGCCTGGGGTCTGCCGCAGGCGGACTTCTCTCAAAGATCACCGGCTACGGTTCCTATCAAGTGAGTTCGAATTCCTTGATGAGGACTGGTATGGCTCTGCCTCAAGACTCTGTCCCCACGTTTGTGAACACTGACCATACGGTCAGGATCACACATCGTGAGTACATTGCCGACTTGGTGGCGCCAGCGGCCCCTGGAAATTTCAACTTACAAAGCTGGAATATCAACCCCACGAACGGGAACTTGTTCCCATGGCTAACGCCGATCGCAAGAAACTATCAGGAGTATAGGATCTGTGGTATGGTCGTCGAGTACAAATCTATGTATTCCGACTACTCTACAGGACCTTTAGGAACGGTAACTATTGCCACGAACTACAACGTGACCGATCAGCTATACGCCTCCAAACGAGAGATGGAAAACAGCGAGTTCGCTTGCTCAACAAAACCGTCGATATCTCTCATGCATCCCATCGAATGCTCCTCGAAGCAAGGACGTGCGTCGTTCTTGTTCACCCGACCCTATGGGTCTCAGGTGGGCACCAATGACAATCGCTTCTTCGACTGGGGCATGGTCCAGGTCGCCACTCAAGGAATGCCAGCGTCTGCCGCAAGTCAGACACTTGGTGAACTTTGGGTCTCTTATGACATTGAACTTGTTAAGCCAGTCCTCGGAAACGTAACTGGATCTGAGACATTGTTCAATTCAGTGTCGACCAACCTCGGATTCTCCAACATGGTTTACAGCGCCACTGCAAATGGCTCTAACTATGTACTCACGGATGCCAATTCAATCCCGCTATCCGGCGCCATGCTATCTGCAAAGTTAGCTGTCGACGGTGCGAACACAGCGACATTTCTAAAGCCGGGTGTGTATACGTTCTTCAATGGATTAACGTGTGCCACTCCGCCTACGACAACAGGGCCTTCATACAACATCGGGTCTGCCGCTGTGTTGCCAACGGAGCTTACTAAGACGTTCTACTCATATGGAGCGACTTCAGTGGTCATGTTTCAAGTGATTGTACCGGCATCTGCCATCGGTTCGTCAGTAACTTTGGCTCCTCAAACGGGCACTGGTGCTATCAACACAAACATTTGGAAAATTTCACGCGTTGACGCGGACATTGGATCCATCACGGCCTAACGGCCATTACGCAGAAGGAATAACTGCAGGCCAACCTTCCAAAGCCCCCATGTGCTCTAGGGGTACTACGCAAAATTAAATATGCGA